TTTATTAGATTGGAAAGCTGGATTATTCTTTTTTTCTTTTGACTGACTATCATATTCTTTTTGTAATTTTTTTGCTTTCTTATCAAGATAGTCCTTCATGGCACCACCAGGCTTACCTGTGCCTTTAGTAAGACCATATTTGGTTCCTTCCTTATAAATTGAAGAGTATGCTTCAGATAAATTCTTGTCCATTTTCAAAGGATACAGTATAGCTATCATAACGTATTTATTATATCAATAAATAGAAGACAGGGACTCTATAATTTTTAGCTAAATGGCTCGTCAGGGAATATTTACTGGATTCACACCGAACGATGGACTGGGAGACTCCCTAGCCTTAGGTGCTAGTAAGGTCAACTCAAACTTTTCGGAAATATATACTACCTTCGGTGACGGTAATAACCTCAGTGCCAATGCAGGGAGTGCTGGTACTTGGACGAAGGCAGGGAACTCAGGAATATACACAAGTAAGAACGTAGGTATAGGCACAACTTTACCTACCGCAGCTCTGTATGTTTCTGGTAACGCACAATTAACAGGTATTACAACTGGAACATTCGTTGGAGATGGTTCTGGTCTAACAGGTGTGACCGCAGTTGGTCAAGGTGTTGTTATAAAAGATAGTGGAACACTCGTTGGTGTTGCACAAAGTCTTAACTTCGATAGAAACTTAGATATTACACAGGTATTTGGTGGTAATGTAACAGTTTCTGCTGCTGATACAGTAGGATTCGCATACACTTCTGGATTCTCTACTACATCTGGGTATGCAAACGTTTCTGGAGTATCTACCACATCAGGAACAGCTGGGTTCGCTGACACGGCAACACTGGCACTGTCTGCAAACTTCGCCACAGTCGCTGGTATTGTAACATACGCATCAGCATCTGGAGTTTCAACCAACTCAGGTGTAGCTGAGTATGCAAAGGTAGCTGGTGTCGCAACATACACTGGTAACACAGGGTTTGCAACCATGGCTGGGTATGCACACACTTCAGGCATCGCCACAGTCGCACAGAATTTAACAGGAACTCCTTCTATTGTTATTGACAATATCAATTCTGCGATTGGTATTGTAACAATGCCTGGTCAAGGTAGTAAGATGCGTTTTGACTTTGACGCAACAGGTGATCTACCTAGTGCTACAAGTTGGAGAGGTATGTTTGCATGGGCAAACAATACTAAGACTGCATATGTCTCTGGCGGAACCACAATGGGTGGTTACAGTGGTTGGAGACAGATACTTCACCAAGACATGTATGGAAACTACCAGACTGTAGGTGTCGTAACTGCATCTAAGTTTGCTGGTGATGGTTCTGAACTTACTAACCTACCATCAACAGATAGTATTTGGAGATCAAATACAACTGGTATTCATACTTTAACTAACATTGGTATTGGTACTACTAACACAGAAGGATATAAACTTAACGTACTAGGTAACTTCAAGTTACAAGGCAGACTGGACGGAACTGCAACAGGTAATATTCTACCTCACTTATGGAATAATTACAGTGATCTACCATCAGCGGGAGTAAATCATGGTCAATTTGCACACGTTAATGAATTTGATAAGGCATACTATGGACATAAGGAACAGATAACAGTTAATGTTACAGTCGGTACTGATACTGTGGGAGGTCAAGTAACAGGTGTATTTTATCTTAATGGTGTAGAAAAACCAGATCAATTCCCTATAACAAGAGGAGCGACTTATCTGTTCGATCAGAATGATGCTTCAAATGCCAACTATAATAATCAGGCTCACCCATTCATGTTCAGTCTAACTGAAGATGGAGACTTGATACCAGGCGGAGGTCACTATGATCCTACCACTACAGTTTACAGACTAGATGGTGTAGAAAAGACTATGGCAGAGTACACCAGTGGTTTTTCTACTGCTACTACTAAGACTGTACACTTTACACCTCCAGCTGATGCACCTAACACACTTTGGTATTGGTGTCACTTCCATACAGGTCAAGGAAATAGATTAGCACTCAATAATAATGCTTTAGGATGGAGAGAACTTGTTAATAAAAATGCTGATACTACTGTAGGAACAGGAACTGAGAACTATAATATTGGTGTTGTAACTGCAACATCATTTAAAGGTGATGGATCAGGTATAACTGGAATCGGAGTCACATATACAGCGGTAGCTGGAGTCGCAACTCTGGCAGAGGGGTTAACTGGGATTCCTAGCCTCAACGTTGGTATTGTAACTGCTCAAAGTTTCATTGGTGATGGTTCTGGAATAACAGGTGTTACTGCTTCTGGTACAGGTATCATAATCAGAGATGATGGCACACTCGTAGGAACCATTGGTACTATTGACTTTGGTACAAATCTATCAGTATCTGCTGCATCTGCTGGCGTAGTAACAGTCACCGCATCAGGTGGTGGTGGAGGTGGTGGCATCGCTGGTATGATATACCAAGAAGAAGGATCTACCGTTGGTACTGCACAAACAGTTAACTTCATCGGTGCTGCATGTACAGTAACTCATAGTGGAGGAGTTGCAACTGTCAACTTGGCAGGAGCAGTTCCGTTCACAGGGCCTGCTGCACAGATCACTGCACTTGATATCACACAATATGAAAACGCATACGCATGGGGAGATCATTCTCTTGGTGGATATCTAACAGGTATCACTGGTCAGAACTTAGGTAATCTATCTAATGTTTCTAGTGCAACTCCAAATGCTAATGAAGTATTAACATGGAGTGGATCACAATGGACTCCAGCAGCATCCAGTGGTGGCAGTCTTACAATTAAAGAAGAGGGATCTGATGTTGGATCTAACATAACATCCATCAACTTTGTTGGAAGTGGTGTTACTGCAACGGCATCTGGCGCTGGTGCAACTATTACAATCTCCGCAACAGGTGGCGGAGGAGGAGTTTCTACTACTGGATTTGGAACATTCACTGCGTCTGCTGGTGTTGAACAACAAATAGATTCATTCCCAATCGCTAGTTACTCAAGTGCAGAGTACACATTCATGGTTGGTGTAGGAACATACCGACAGTCACAAAAACTTCTAGTCATGCACGATGGAGTTACAGCATACTCACAAGAATATGCTATCATGTACTCCCCAGAACAACAGGTATCCATCGCTGCAACAGTAAGTAGTACCAACGTTTTAGTCAAGTTCACACCTGAGTCTGGAATATCTGGACTAACAACATACAGATTTGTTAAGACCTTAATTCAAGGATTATGATTCATACTAGTACGAACACTCTTGATAGGACAGGGTTAGCTGTCAAGCCAACTGGAGCTGATGATAAGAAAGCATACTCTATCAAATGTTATACCAAAGATGATTGGGTATTCATTCACGAAGAACTAGAAAAAGATGGTTCACTGGAAGATAACATTCCTGATCCATCAATAGTGTGTCCTGATAAGAAGGAACATAGTGATACCAGAGCAACTTATATGTTGACTGATGCGGAAGCAGAAGATCTAAGAAAACATCCTAAAGTTGTATTCGTTTGTATTGACTATGACGTATATCCAGGCAACTATTCTCCCGATCCTAAAGATATAACCACTGGCGTAAAAAGATTTGGCAGATTTGACAAGACAGTATCCAACTACAGGGCATGGAATACTGCACCATCACTACCACCTACATCTCAGGCTGGTATTGGTGCATCAGATAAGAATAGAACTGGATATCAGATACTAAGACATACACAAAAAGAAAATCCTTGGGATGCAACAGCAACTGGAGTGACTGGAAATGATCATTTGATAATAGAAACTGAACCAAAACAATTAGGTGACGGAACTGGCGTAGATGCAATCGTATCTGATGATGGTTTCTGGATTGCACACCCTGAGTTTGTACATACTGACGATGATCCTGTAGGATGGTCAACAGGAAACGCATTGACATGGAGTGGTATATCTACAACACCAGGCACATGTGGTGTTCTAGATGTAGTTCTTGATGGTCCATATTATATTGATCCAGATTGGTTTAATGCAGATCCAATTAATAGATTAACTCAACGTTGGGATGGTACAACAGTTCCACAAGATTCTGTTGCAAGAGCATGGTGGTCTGATTCAAGTCAGAGATCGGCAGGGTTCTCCACTATAGGAACTACAAATGGAATCAGTGGTTCATATACAAGAGCTAGTTGTAATGGAAGTAATACTGCAAAGGGAACTAACGGTACTGATCACGGAACTCAATGTGCTGGTCAAGTATTTGGTAAGAACTATGGTTCAGCATATAACTGTAATAAATGGGTTATCAATGGTATCGGTGGATCTAATGCTGGAATCAATGGTAGTCAGTTTGATGTACAGAAACTATTCCATCTATACAAACCAAACTACGATAGACACTCTGCAACATCTGGGAAACAAAATGATGACAAGAATCCCACACTATCAAGTAATAGTTGGGGTTACAGATCTAACTCTATACACACCACAGGTTACTATTGGTACAGACCAGCAGCAATAGATGGATCAGTGAATGGTGTATCGTATGATAGTAGTAATGAACCAGCTTTCTTTGATAGATATGGTTCTGCTGGAGATCTAAGTAGATGTAAAGGAGAGATGGTAGATAGTTCTGTCACCGCTGCTGGTGATGAATTATCTGAAGCGGGAGTCATTTTTGTTTGTGCTTCTGGTAATAGTAATCAGACACAACAAAGTCCTGGCGATGCAGACTATAATAACTATTGGGCTACTAGTGATAATCAATCTCTACAATCCTCAACTCATAGTGAATTTGGTTTGACTTGTTATAATACAATTAACAGAAGAGGATGGCCACAAGCATTAGGTAAGACCACATCTGGATTGTCTACTGCTGGAACAGAGTTCGCTGCAATCAATGTTGGTGCATTGGATGATCAATACAGTAGCACTGGATATACTAGTTTAAGTGATTCAGACTACAAGGAAAAAATAGTATCATACAGTGATAGAGGAACAGGTATTGATGCTTATGGTGCTGCTGATGATACACTCACAGCAGATGGAAGGAACTCTAACCTAACATATCCTCATCCAGAAACATATACTGGACTATCATTGACTCCATATGATGTTGACTTTGGTGGTACAAGTTCTGGGTGTCCTACTGTTGCTGGTTGGATCACTACTAAACTTCAGTACAATAGAGCATGGACTTGGAGAGGTGTCAAAGATTGGTTGAAGAATAGTTGTGGTGCTCAAAGCCCAGATAGATTTTACTATGGTGATGATATCACATCCTTTACTGCAACATCATCACAGTGGGAAGATTTCCATGCAGTAAATCAATATGGTGATGGCCCTGTTGTAATATGGGATGCTCCTACTGGTTCACCTACTGAACCAAAAAAACCTGAGATCAAGATCTTGAACTCACCTAATCTTAAGATTAGTGGTGGAGTAGAGATAAAGTTCTCTTAATAAATACTAAAAAAGACTAGCGCAATGGCAGAAAAATCGTTTGGTGTAAAGGATCTTAATATAGTTGGAGCAAGTGGCGACCCAACTATAGAGAGTAACGGCGACCTAAATTTAAAAGCTGGTCAAGTTGCAATCCAAACTAACACCACAATCACAGGAGTAGTTACTGCAACATCATTCAGTGGTAATGGATCAGGATTAACAGGAGTTACTGCTTCTGGAACTGGTATCATCATCAAAGATGGTGGATCAACAGTTGGAACTGCTGGAACCATAGACTTTGGAGCAAACTTAAGTGTATCTGCACTGTCGGGTGCAGCTGTAACTGTAACTGGGTCTGCTGGTAGTAGTGGAATAACTATTGAAGATGAAGGTAGTGCATTATCTACAAGTGCAACTACACTAAACTTTGTTGGAGATGGAGTGGTTGCATCTGGTACTGGAGCAGAAAAAACAATTACTGTTGCTGGTGCAAGTACACCACAAAACCTAACATTAGCAACTCTAGATGTTTCTGGAATCACAACTTCTGGTAGTTTTGTTACTGACTTGATAGATGGTAGTGGAACCAGTAGAGGATTCTGTACTAGATATTATATTACTGCAAACGGTGCTTCTTCATATAGTATGGCAGGGCCTGGACAAAGAAACTCTGTAGGAAATCCATCTCTCTATCTAATGAGAGGTTTCACATATATGTTTGAAAACTCAACTGGTGGTTCACATCCATTCCGTATTCAATACACAGGAACAACTACAGGTGTAGGAACATATGTCAGTGGATCTCAGACAGGAGTACAGATATTTACAATACCACATGATGCACCAGCAAGTTACGAATATCAATGTACTGTATCAGGCCATGAAAGTATGAAAGGTTCATTTATAATACCTACTTAATATGTCACCATTAGCATTTGGAATTGGAAAATCAAGGGGAGCTCAGTTCGACCCTGCTGTATTTTACTGCAATTTATTACAATTTTACTGGCACTGGACTAACGGTAAAGACTTTGACCTCAGAGCTTCTTTCATCCGTCCTACAGTTAGCTGGCCAACAAGTAGGAACTGACAAGTTAGCTCAGATCGTAGATGGTGGAGGATCTATCACCTACATGAAGTGGGGTGGTGATAATCAAGATGACACTGTAGGGTATGAAGGAATATACATTGATGTAGATGCAATAAAACAAGTTCCTGGCGGACTTACAGACAATATAATTGAATTAGATCTTAGAGGTTCTTGGTATGCAGAGGTGGGAACCAACCCAGTAATAGTAAAAGCGTCTGCTTATCAAAGCGGTACTATGACATTGGAAAGAGACACACCGAACGTGCCTGGATATGGTTTTATCAACACAGGTTATGCAACATCTTTTACAAATTATAAGGAATCAAATGGTACAATTGTTACATCCGTTGACAGAGAAGGCACAGGACAGAGACTAGCTCGTGCCACTATTGATTTAAACACATATCAGATAACATTTTTTGAAAATTAACTAAGTATAAATACGGCTAGAATTTAGTGGGAAATCACATGAAAAGATTTTTACCTATAATTATGCTTTTGATGGCGGCTCCCATGGCAGCGAGGGCCGATTTAACACACCGTTTGACTACAAGTACACAACTTACTGTAGACAGCGCAGCAACTCAGGCCAGTAGAATTGGTTCAACATATACTGTAAGTGGTAACAATATCACCGCTGGTACTATGGGTGGACTAACAAAGTCTGCTGGAGATACTATTACAACTGCAGCTGCTAGTCAGACTCAAGGTTCATACACAGTTACAACTGCTGGCTCTGCCTTCAGCTTAAGTGAGTCATTCATTTTAGGCGATGCAGTAGCACCTATCGGAACTGGTGTTGACGTAACTGCTGGTGTCGTTGCTGACATGCCTGCTTATGGTAGTGTAATCACTCAAAGTGGTGGCGTGGCAGGGACTCTTGCTGGTACAATTACATCAGCGGGCGTTATGACACTAACAGCTGGCGGGGCGGGCACATCTGCTACGGGCCAATTTGTGTCAGAAATCTCCATAGATTAGCGTGATATATAATAATGAAGAAACTTGTCGCTACTATAGCACTGTTTTCTCTGGCTAGTCCAGTGATGGCAGTGCCAGTGGTGCCAAATTTCCAACAAGGCTCTATGACTTCCCGAACGGAAACCCAATCCACCGTGACGGAGACCATAAATTCAATTGATATGAGGACAGGATGGGAGTATTCCGTGACGGGGACCAACGTTTCAAACAACAACGAGGCTTTGAATCCACCAGTAAGTACATCAACAGTGAACGTGACACCAAGCAGTTCGAGCAGCTCCACAGGAGGAGTAATGGTAACAGGAACAGTAACAAGTTCGTTCGATTCCTTAGACTTTTCCAGCCCAACAAACTTCACGATAACAAATCCAGGCGGAGCGTTCCAATTTACGCAGAGCTATCAAGGGCCAGGCATGACCAACCAGACAATAATACAGAGAGTAACCACCATAAATTCAGTCACAGACACAACTTCAACCTTTACCCAATAGCGTTATGTTTACTATCCAACCTTGCGATTGTCCCTGCCACACTGGCGGAGAATGTAGGGGGTGTGAGTGCAACAGCAAATCCAATAGCAAATAGTTCTGGCTCGGTTACGAATCAAGCTATACAAGTTTTACAGGGACCGTATATAACTAATACTTATGGTGGTGGTGTGCAATGTCAAGGTGCTACCATGAACATAACACCGTACTTACAATTCGCAGATTCAAGGAAAGATCCTTGGATAGATTTTTATAACGAACCACAATATGATATGACCGACTTCACTGGTCGTACTACACAACAGACTATCACGGTGAAAAACTATCCGTGGGAGTCATGGTATGACACAAGGACTAAAACAGATGGAAGCAGATGGTTTCCTGATGGTGAAGATATGGATATAGTTGTAGATGTAGATGGTCCTGATGGGAAACCAGATAATCCAGGCAGTGTCATATGGAACAAACCTGTTCGGACTGACTACCATGCCAATCAAAGTTTGAACTTAGGTTTATCTGCTACTATCTCTATACCATTGAATAAGAAATTACAGAAACAATGTCATGAGGCAGCAGATGCACAGAATGCCATGCAGACACAACTTGTGGCCAACAAGAGATTAGACTTTGAATTGGCTCGTCTTAAAAACTGTGGCGAACTAATGAAGGCTGGCATTATGTTCCATCCTAAGTCACCTTATTACTCTATATGTGCCGACATCGTAGTTACAAACCCAGGCGGTAAGTTACTTCCTCACGAACACTCAACTCCTCAACCAACATTCGTACCACCAAGTAATAGAAACAATCCACAACCTAATGGAGATGCTTCTAGTTTAAAAACTATTTCGATCCCTTAACTTTAATAGGAGGTAAACCTTTCTTTGCACGATACTCATTTGCTATGATGTCGTTACGAGATAGTCTTGCCTCTTTTTTACCGAGTTTTTTCTGTATTGTTTTATAAATCTTCGTAATTATTGGTTTAAAAACTCTCAGTAATAATGGTGTTGCAGCTGCACCAGCCGTAGCCACAACTGCGATTGCGACTGTAGTAGTGGTCTGATTTACAGAAGGCAGAAATTTCTCAACAGCAGTAGTAGGTTCATATATTGTCTCACAAATTTGTGCTTTAGGGTTATTAGGATCTTGTATTAACTGATGACCAGTAACTCTTTCATCACCAGCCTGAGTTATGTCACCAACTCTTAGGTTTGCAGGGCCTGGGCAAGGAACTTCTTTATCTTCCTTTGGAGTTTCAGGTGGTTGAACGTCTGCTTCAGGAGGGCCTAAGGGGTCTCCTGTGTCTACACCACTAACCTGTTCTTCTGGTTCCCCATAAACAGTCTGCCAAGTAAGCTCGTTAGCACGATAATCGGGTGGGTCATAGTATGGCATACCACCATCACACAAAACAACATTCTGATTAGGGTCATCATTTACTAGAGTGCTACTTTTATTACTTGGATTCTTTGCGTTCTCCTTGTGTATCTTGACACATCCTGGCATCTCTACAACAGGAACTCCTATGTTTACTGTGACAGGAGGTGTCCAAGGCATTGCCTGTGGGGGATTAACGATCCACGGTGGAGTTATATTTGCAATACTCACTGTACCAGTTTCTATCGGACTAAGATATCTCAGTCCACCATTACTGTTAACATATATCTGTGGTATATTATTTGGTGGCATTGGGCACCTTCAAACCCTTTACAGGGCCAGATGTTTGTGGCCATGCGGTCTTTAATTGATTATATACTTCTTCTGCAACTACTTCTTTTATCTGTTCTAGTTGTACTTCCTGTCTCTTTGCAGGACCATCAGTAAGATTATCAACCACTGCACCACCACCAACCACTGCACCAGTTCCTACAACTGCCGCAGCACTTCCATAACTAAGAATTTTTTGAATGTCCATTACTCATCATCCTTGTATCTTTCAAGTTCGTTCTGATAATGTTGCCATGTTGCACCACTAGTAGAACCCAAACATGGGTTGGCACAATCAGGATTTTCGATCACATTACACACTAACCCTGCTAGGTCATGAGGGCAGGCTTCTTTTCCAGATTCACGCCAATATAATTGACCATCAATCCAAGTAGCACCACACTCATTACATACCCTAAGCATTAGAAAGGTAGTGGTACAGATGACATTGGATCTGTAGGTGTTGGAGTAGAAGGTGATGGTAAACCTAGACTACCTCCACCCAAACTTCCAAGGCTTCCTAGTTTCTCAGTAACTGATTCCATCACTTTGCCTTTGACGTTCTCGATAATCGCATCCTTACGAATATATACATACCCGCCAAGACCAACGACGGTGAGAGAGATAACACCACTTGCAATAGCGATTCCATTTACGATTTTTTGTAACATGATTATTTTGTATCAGGGACAATTTTGACAGGGCCTGACTCTATCCTAATGGTTTGAGCAGGGGCAGTTTCTGATGCTTTCTGAATAAGAAACTCCATGTCTTTCTTGGAGATGTTCGCACCTCCACTACTTGCAGCACCACCTTTCTTACCAGCTTGAACGCCAAATGTCGCCAAAACTCCTGTGAATACTGATGCTATGAAGGTCGGATCAAGATCCTGTTTAGGTATTTTAAGAGCTGGTGGCAACTCAACGTATGCGAGTGTCAATATCGCACCACTCCAGACCAAGATACCTAGCCGTACAAATGTACTCAGGATCATCATCTGTTCTTCTTTGTCTTCTGCCGCTTCTTTTAACTTACCTAGAAAACCTTTTGGTTTCTCCTCTTTCTTAGGAGGAGTTTTTGGTTCTGCCATAGTAAAATATTATGATCCTATTATATATGTCTATTCTAACTAATACGCATAATAAATGCAAGAGCGAAGTATGGAGGTAAGTTTTTGTTTGTTAATGTTACACCCTGACTGTTAGTAGATCTGTCACTTGGGTTGCCTGTGTTTCCACTCACACTACCAGAGAATGAGTGATTATGAGTATCATTACTTGTATTTCCACTCCATGAGTGGTTGTGTGTATCACTAGATGTTACAGCAGTATTTCCTGTTGAGTTCTGTGATGCAACTCGGCTACCTCCACCTAGTCCAGTAGCTGATTGGATCGTGTGGTTATGTGTGTCATTACCAGTTGTTCCACTAACCGAGTGATTATGAGTGTCATTACCAGTCGTTCCACTGAAACTATCAGAGAAGGAGTGAGTATGGTTGTTTATGGTATGACTATGTGCTCCGAGTGTTCCATCTTTCTGTCCACCTGTAGATGTATCAGCACCAGTGATGTCAGTATACCATGTACTACCAGCGTGAGAAGTTGCACCAATGATAAACTTGTTCGATAAGTCTGGTGTTCCATTGTTACCGTCACATAGAGCCCATCCAGTAGGAGCTGTACCAGAACCACTCCACATAATAATACCACCTATAGGTATAGTTCCTCCTCCTGAGAATGTTGTGGCAGTGACAGTGCTTGCAACAGATATATTTGTGGATTCTAGTGTACCAGAAACAGAATTAAATGTTAAATTAGTACCAGTTCTTGCAGGCTGATATCCTGTAGTATTAGGAGAAAATAATACACTACATGTTGTATCCGAAGATTCATCTGAAACTGCAATTAGATTTGCATTTGAGGCAGTAGTTGCAGTACCAGTCAGAGGTCCATCAAATCCTGTGGCAGTAACTACACCACTTGCAACTATACCTAATCGTGCAGTGATAAGTCCAACCGAATCTACGTTAGTTACATCTTCATATGTCAATGTTCCACCAATGGATACATTACCAGATACATCGAGTGATGTTAGAGTTCCTACTGATGTTATAACTGGTTGTGCAGCCTGAGTTACAGTCACGGCACTTGTAGCTGTGTCTGCATTACCTGTCAATGCACCATGTACATCAGTGATATAGGCAGATGTGATACCAGATATGACTGTGTTACCATCACCTGTAATATTTCCGTTCGCTTTTATGTCTGATGTCACCTCTATATCACTAGCAAAGGTTGAGATACCAGAGATTTGTAATTGATTGAATTGTGAAGTAGTGGTTGTATTAATACCAGGCACATCTACTGTAACCGTTGCGATTCCAGCCGATGATGGGGATACTGTTGCACCAAATCCAAAGTCAAGTGATGCAGCAACACCAACAGATACACCATCATCTCTAATGATGATACCAGTAGATGAAGCAACAACGTTTGTTATCAGTGATCCATCACCCACAAATCTAGTTGCAGTTGCAACTCCAACAACCACGTTAGGTGTTCCAGTTAATCCTTGAGCGTTAACTGCAACGGTAGATATACCAGCAGTGGTTGCATAACCAGATACAGTAGATACACCAGCAAGTTGTGAGTAGACTGACCTCTCTGAGTCTGTGGATAGACCAGACTTGAAAGCATAAGTTGCAGTTGCAGATAGTGTAGCCGTATCTGCATTACCAATTAGAGGACCTGATAGTGTATTAGCACTACAAAGACCTACGAATATATCTGGTTTGCCAGATAGTCCATAGGCCGAGTATGTAAATTGTGATGTGCTTGCAGCACCTGTGAGATCACCTGTTACATCACCAGTTAAGTTACCAAAGAAGGCACCAAATGTCGCAATACCAGTTGGTTTATTAAGACTGTCTGCGATTCTTTCATTGGTCAACTTACCAGATGATAAGTTGCTTAAACTTGTGTAGTAGGAGGCATCCTGTCCATTTAATCTTTGAGAATCGCTAGCAATACCAGCGGTCTTTGCATAACTTACAAGATTACTGGCATCACCAAACACGGTGTATACCTCATCGAAGTTTTGATTGACCTTAACAGCTCCCTGTCGCAGGGTATCGCCAGTTCCATCATTACTGGAGGAACCGACACCAATTATTTTCTTAGCCATTCTCTAAAAGACTACTACTTTTTTAGCTATTTAGACTATAGTTTAAATCCGCTGAACTGATTCTTCTTGATATCTTGTTTGATACCACCAACCACATAAGACTCTACTTCTGTCTCTTGTGGTGCAACTTGTAATCCCTTAGATGAGATCCAATGTTGTGTCCAAGGCAGAGGATTGTTTCTTAATGGTTGATCGTAGATAGGATCAAGTCCAAGAGCTTTCATTCTCTTGTTAGCAATCCACTCAACATATTGATTGAGTAACTTATCATTCAAACCGATCATAGAACCACCACTGAATAGGTATTCAGCCCATTCTTTCTCTTCTTTCACTGCGTTCTTAAACATATTAATAACATTATCTTTTTCTTCTTCTGCTATTTGTTGCATCTCTGGATCGTCGCCATTCATCCAGTTCTTCATTATGTTTTGTGTGAGAACTAGATGCTGGTTTTCATCCCTACTGATGAGGGATATAATTTTTGCTGATCCTTCCATAAGTTTAAGCTCTCCAAATGCAAACGAGCAAGCGAAGGAGACATAGAACCTAATTCCTTCAAGTATGTTAACATTTGCAACCGCTCTGTAGAGTTTTCTTTTGAGTTCATGTAATGCGAAATCCTTTGCTTGTGAGTTTTCCCATCCGTCTTTCCACAGATTACTTTGATCCCATTGATGGGCCTCATTTATAAATTCATCGTATGCCCGAGTTACTGAAGTTGCTCGGTCTAAAATTCTTTCATCATTGAGAATGGTATCGAATACTTCGGATGGGTCGGGATACACATTCTTGATAATGTATGTATAGGATTTGGAGTGTATCATCTCCATAAACTGCCATACATTCATAGCACCTTCTAGTTCTGGTAAGGAACAATAAGGTGCGAAAGCCATTCCAGGCCCACGACCTTGCACAGAATCTAAAAGAATTTGGTATTTTAGATTTGATGTGAAGATGTGTTTCTGTTCTGGACGTAAAGATTGATAGTCTGCTCTATCTTTCTGTAAGGAAACCTCCTCTGGTCTCCAAAAATACCCTAGCATTTGAGTAGTAAGTCTGTCAAAGACAGGGTACTTAAAGGAATCGTACCTCTGTACACCCAAAGGTTTACCAAAAAACATTGGTTGTTTCTTGGTATCGACTTCTTCTGAATTAAAGACGGTCATGCCGTCAGGTTTAGATGGTGCAACTGTCACACTCTTGCTCCTCTGATAGTTCTGTGAATAGTTTTTCTAGTTGTGGTTTCACTTCTTCTACATCATCAACGTCATCAGATTTCATATCATAAGTATTCTGGTAATAAGAGGTCTTCCAACCATATTTGTATGTGGCTAAAAGATCCTGTGCCATCACTGATATAGGCACTTCGTTATCAGGATACTGTGTGGGATTGTAACTCCAGTTACCACTGATGGCTTGATCAAAGAACTTCTGCATCACTGCAACTACTTTGATATATCCAGCATTACCCTGCATTTCCCAGAGGAGGGTATAATTATTCTTTAGATGTCCATAAGACGGAACCACTTGCTTAAGAGGTCCTTTCTTTGACTTCTTAATGGACAGGTAGTCTCTAGGTGGTTCGATACCGTTGGTTGCGTTTGACACAACGGAACTACTCTCTGATGGCATCTGTGCGGACAATGTTGAGTGCCTGAGACCGTGTTCCAAGATAGATGCTCTAAGAGATTCCCAATCATGTGATAAACCTACCTGTGTAATTTCATCTACGTCGCTCTTATATGTATCAATTGGAAGTATTCCATCAGAGTATTTTGTAGAACAGAAATCAGTACAAGGACCTTTTTCTCTTGCAAGTTGATTGGATGATTTCAACAAGTAGTATTGGAATGATTCAGTAATTTTATGTACTGCGTCCCAGGCACCTTGTGAGTCGTACTTATGTCCATTCTTAGCAAGATAATGTGCAAGACCAATGAAACCTATTCCAAGGGATCTACGACTCAATGTGGCAAGTTCTGCCGCTTTCACTGGATAGTCCTGATAGTCAATCAACTCTTCTAGAGATCTCACAGAGAGGTCACAGAGTTCTTCTAACTCTTCTAATCTAGTGATCTTACCTACGTTGATGGCAGATAGGATACAGAGTGCAATCTCACCGTCTATGGCATCAATATGATTGATAGGTTCTGTGGGTAGAGTGATCTCTTGACAGAGGTTACTCATACTTACCTTGTCCTTGAAGGAAGAATGTTCATTACAGTGGTCAATATTCATGATATAGATACGACCTGTCTCTGCCCTCTCCTTAAGGAGGTTCATGATTAGTTCTTGAGCTCCAACTGTTCGCTTGGGGATTGATTCATCCAGTTCGTAACGGCAATATAACTCATCAAACTCAGGGGTCCCAAAACTCTCAAACAAGTTAGGACAACTATGGGGAGAAAAAAGCGTGATTTCCTTATCTTCGATAAACCTTTCGTAAAAGAGTTTCGAGATTTGGATTGAGTAGTCAAGTTTTCTGACACGATTGTCCTCCGTTCCTTTGTTGTTTTTTAATACTAAGATGTCCTCTATTTCTTGGTGCCAGATGGGGAAGTGGACAGTCGCTGATCCACCTCTAATGCCATTTTGAGTGCAGCATCTGACAGTTGCTTCAAACTTTTTGAGGAACGGTACAACACCTGTGTGTTGAACTTCTCCACCCCTGATTTTA